AATGCAACAACTGCTGCAACGATTTCTGTTACTGGAATAATAACTGCATCAACTGGAAGTCCAGCAATATATTCTGGTTTTGCTTTAATAAGTGGGTATTCATCTGGAACATTTGTAAGAGTAAGTGGAAACGTAGTTAATTCATCTAATATAATGGCTATTGTAGCACCAAGAGTAACAATAGACACAAATACTTCAAGTTGGTTATTTCAAATAAGTACGGGTGGCAATAGAACATTATACGCTGCTGGAGTAGCTTTAGGAAATCCTGCAACAAGTAACGTAAGATTTGGAACTACTTATGGTGCATCAAGTGAATTAACAGGAACTTTAAGGGTGCCAACTGCTGCAAACGTATTGAGTGGAGTTTTAGTAGATGCAACAACTGGAACATTATTAATGACACCAGCAGACTTTTGGAATTATTTAATTTCAAGTGGATTTACTGCTAATAGTATTGGGGACAGATTACAAAACGCAAGTACTGTTGCTACAACAGGAGGACAAATAGCATCATATAATATTTAACTATGAAATTAAGAGATAGCTTTCACATTTTTATCGGGTTTGCAATTATGTATTTAATTGGCAGCCTTACAGATTTTTCAGAATTTACATTAGACGGAAAAATTATAGGAGTTCCTATAGTTTCTGCGTTTATAGGTGCAATGATAGGATTCTTTTGGGAGTGGGCTCAGGCAGTAATCATAAAGTCTTATTTTGATTTTATGGATATAGTAAGGACCTCTGTAGGTACGTTTGCTGGTGGATTGTTTAGTCTTTGGCTTCCTGATATAGGCTGGCTAATGTGGAGTACCTGCATAGTATCTGTACTTTTAGTACTAAATGATATGAAATACTTTCTGAAGAAAAGATAATATAATTTTATATCTTTGTAAAAAATTTAATAAAATGAATGCAATAGAAAAACAAGAGTTAGAGACATTAAGAGATTTAAATAAGAGCTTCGTAGATCTTAGAGCAAAGTTGGCAGATTTAGAGATTGCAAATCGCAATATCCAATCTCAGAAGAACTTAGTATTTAACGATTTAGATAAGTTATCATCTGAATTTAAATCAATAGAGGCTGACTTGTTAGAGAAGTATGGAAACGTAAAGATAAACTTAGAAACAGGAGAAATAACAGATGACAAAAATTAGTCAATACCCTACACTTTCAAATCCTACAGAGGATGATATATTAATCGGTACAGATGTAAATAGTTCTGACGTTACTAAGAACTTTAGTATCGGTAGTATTATTGATCTTATAGGTGATATAAATCAAGGACCAATTGGACCTCAAGGAGATACTGGACCTACTGGACCACAAGGACCTGTAGGACCTGCTGGTTTAGAGTGGCAGGGTGAGTGGGTGTCTGGAACGTCTTATGTTGCAGATGATGCAGTAGGATATGACGGAGCGTCTTGGTTCTGTATATTGGCTACTTCAGGAACAACTGCTCCTGATGTTGATTCAACACACTGGGCGCTATTAGCATCTCAAGGAGCTGTAGGACCAACTGGACCTGCTGGACCTATTGGACCGCAAGGACCTGGAGGAGGTAGTATTCCACAAACAAGTGGTGCAGTAAGTTTAAGCGCAACACCACAAGTTTTACCATTTGACATTAACAGTTGCAGTTTTCAAGGTGGTATAGCATTTTTGCCAACAACTACTGAAATTGGTAAACAAATATATGTTTTCGCAGCACAAAATAATATTGAAATTAGAGCAAATTCAGCAAATACAAATTTTATGTTTGTTAAATTTCAAACTTTTATACCATCTGTAACATTATTAAATAAACAAATGTACAGATTTACTTATATAGGTTTTGGAAGCGGAACAGGTGGAACAGTTGGGGGTTATTGGTTAGCAGAACTAATAGAAATTGAAATTCCTACTTTTAAAGCATTTATTACACAAGCTGGTAGTGCAACTCCAGTAATTTCAACAGTTAGTAAAAATACAACAGGAAAAACTTTTACCATAGCTAGACAAAACGAAGGTGTTTTTTTAATAGAACCAGATGTGGCTTTTACTAACATAGAAAAAGTTTTTATTACTGTTCAAAATCAAGGGGGATATTCTGTACTTAATACTATTAGTTTATCAAACAATCAATTATTTTGGTATACTTATGATTTTAATGGAACTTTAGATGATTTAATTGATTATTCCACAATTACAATAGAAATATTACCATAATTAAATTTAAAATAAAATCGAATGGATATAATAAGAAAGATATCAGTTGGCGCTGACTATAAGAATGGCGCTATGCACTACATAGTAGGTCAGGATGTTCTTAATGGTAGCCATAGGATAAATCATATCGGAATAAATGAAAGCACTGGAGATTTTGAGATCTGGATCGAGAAGGATGACGAGATTAAGAAGTGGAAGAAGTTTAATGCTAATATGCCTATATCTACAGAGAATAATATTGACTTCTAATGAAATCGCCATTTTACTTTGTCGTTAGACCTACAAACGGTAGGAGGTACGACAATATAAAGAAGATAGGCGATATCAACTTTATAACCAGTGTATCCCAGGAGGACCACACGGCAGTTAATAGGTTTGCCGAGGTTGTGTCAGTTCCAAATAACTATGTTGGAGACATCTGTGTCGGTGACATACTTGTTGTTCACCACAACACGTTTAAGATTTACTACGATATGAAAGGTCAAGAGAGGAGCGGAACAAGCTTCTTGAAGGACGACCTCTTCTTTGTTGATGAGGATCAGTACTTTATGTACAACCACAACGGAGAGTGGAGGACACACTCCAAGTACTGCTTCATAAAGCCAGTAAAGACTCGTGAGTCGTACATAAGCAAGGGTGGTGTATTTGAACCGCTTATCGGTATTGTTAAGTACTCAAATGACGAGCTTAGAGATTTAGGAGTTGTAGAGGGAGATGAGGTTTCGTTTGAACCAGATAGCGAGTACGAGTTTACTATTGACGGAGAGAAACTTTACAGAATGTTCACTAAAAATATTACAGTCAAATGGAATTAACGGATATAAAGAAGAGAATTATCGAGGCTGGATACAAGGCTGTTGATGAACTTATAAAGGTCGCAGAGGACAAGATTATCACTGGTGACGAGACAGACTTGACGGCAGATAAACTCAAGAACGCTGCTGCAACAAAAAAATTAGCAGTGGAAGATGCTTTTGCTATACTTAATCGAATCGAATTAGAGAAGGAGTTAATCAATGGAGAGTCAAAAACAAAAGAGCCAACAATCAAAGGATTCGCAGAGGGAAGGTCTAAGTAACGTAGTCCATAATCTTATTCCTGCAGGTATACTTACTGGAGGAAATAATAAGAGGTCTTGGGAGTACGGTTACAATGATAAGTACGACATAGTTGTGATTTCTAAGGACGGAACCATTGGTGAGATATACAACATAAACGGACTTAATATCGCGCTACCTCTCGTCCCAAATATTGTGCATAAAAGAGACGAAAAGAAGGAGAAACAGTACTGGGAGGCGGAAGAATATCCAAAGGAACTTAACAATATAAAGTCTATATTCCAGTGGCACACGATGCAGAAGGACTTCAAGGCTAAGTGGGTTGACTATATAGAGAACGAGTTCGTTAGGAGAGAGGACGGTATGTTCTTTATGAACAACGGTGTGCCTACATACATAACAGGCAGTCCCTATATGTACCTCCAGTGGACAAAGATTGACGTAGGTCACCCTGACTTCCGTGAGGCTAACAGGATATTTTTTATATTCTGGGAAGCTTGCAAGGCAGACGACAGGTGCTTTGGAATGACCTACCTTAAGATCAGACGTTCTGGGTTCTCATTTATGGCATCGTCTGAATCTGTAAACGTGGCGACACTTGCAAAGAACGCAAGGATTGGGATATGCTCAAAGACTGGAGGAGATGCTAAGGCGATGTTTACCGATAAGGTTGTGCCAATATCAAGCAACTACCCCTTCTTCTTCAAGCCTATTATGGACGGTATGGACAAGCCAAAGACCGAGCTAGCGTACCGAGTACCAGCGTCTAAGATTACCAAGAAGAATATGTACGAGAGCGACAACTCAAACCTTGAGGGTTTGGACACGTCTATCGACTGGAGTAATACGTCAGACAACTCGTATGACGGTGAGAAGTTGAGGCTACTAATTGAGGACGAGTCTGGTAAGCTTGAGAAACCAAACAACATACTAAACGGTTGGAGGGTTCGTAAGACCTGTCTACGTTTGGGTAGTAAGATCATTGGCAAGTGCCTGATGGGATCAACAGTTAACGCGTTAGAAAAGGGAGGAGGAAACTTTAAGAAATTATACGAGGACTCTAAGATTAATACTAGAAACGCGAATGGACAGACAAAGACGGGACTATACGCTCTGTTTATTCCTATGGAGTGGAATTTTGAGGGTTATATTGATAGGTATGGTATGCCTGTTTTTAGACAGCCTAATTCACCGATAGAGGGTGTGGATGGAAGACCTATTAGGATAGGTGCTATTGATTTCTGGGAGAATGAGGTTGACTCACTTAAGAATGATCCTGACGCTTTGAACGAGTTTTATCGTCAGTTCCCAAGGACAGAGAGTCACGCGTTTAGAGATGAGAGTAAGGCATCGATATTTAACCTTACCAAGATATACCAGCAGATAGACTACAACGACTCGCTTATAAAGGACAGGGTTCTTACAAGGGGTTCGTTTCACTGGAAGGATGGAAAGGAAGACAGTACGGTTGTATGGACTCCAGATATAAGAGGAAGATTCCTAGTGTCTTGGATACCATCTAATCAGCTTATGAATAACGTCATCACAAGGAACGGAATAAAACATCCTGGCAATGAGCATATTGGAGCGTTTGGATGTGATCCATACGACATATCTGGAACGGTAGGTGGTGGTGGATCTAAGGGTGCGCTTCACGGACTTACAAAGTTTAATATGGACAACGCACCAAGCAACGAGTTCTTCCTTGAGTACATAGCCAGACCACAGACTGCGGAGATATTCTTTGAGGACGTTCTTATGGCTTGTGTGTTCTACGGTATGCCAGTGCTTATAGAGAACAACAAGCAGAGGCTTCTATATCATTTCAAGACAAGGGGATATAGAGCGTTCTCTTTAAATAGACCTGACAAACCCTCTCACAAGCTCTCTAAGACAGAGAAAGAGCTTGGGGGTATACCTAACTCATCTGAGGATGTTAAACACGCTCACGCGTCTGGAATTGAGTCGTATATAGAGAAGTATGTAGGATTAGATTTAGAGGGTACATACAGAGATCCAGACGAGATGGGATCTATGTACTTTACAAAGACTCTGGAGGACTGGGCTAAGTTTGATATAAACGACAGGACCAAATTTGATGCCGCAATTAGCTCAGGATTAGCCATAATGGCAACTCAAAGATCCACATTTCA